CTGGGGTCGGCATGGTCCCTGCAAACAACTGTGGTGTCTTGTCAGTCATAGCCTGTCGAATACACACACGCACACCAGCAGCAATTGGACGCATCATAGTAATGAGCGACCCAAGCTGTGACGAGTTGGTAAACGGGTTGCGCTGACAAGTGCCCGAGGTGAACTGCACCCCTGAACCAACACCACCCCACACACACGGCCCGGCGGCCGGGGACGAGCCCGCACTGCCAACAATAGGAACCATGGATGCGAAGAAATTGTTGCTCGCTGCGGTAACACTATAGGTCCATGCATAGTAGGCACTCACAAGTGCGGTCCTAGTGTGTGCTACCCCCAAAGATACGGGTTGTCGCCCAAACGGATCATTGAGAACTGCGATGTATTGGCGCGCAGCTGCTGCCAACGCACTTCGATCAGTCATCATCAATCCAAGGCGACCACTGCCACGAGACTTGCGTTTATTGCTTTTACGATTAACCGGTTTTGACCCTTGCTTTTCCTTCCTCTTCTGGCCGGAAGGTGCGCCAGCGGGTCTACTGGCTTGCTTGCCATTCTTGTGCGACTTAATGTCAGACATGGTAACGTGGGGTTACACGGGGTGGCAACTAGGCCCCACCACCCCAAACTACAGCTCAACGCACGTGGGGCATGCGCGTGGAGCCCAAAGAACCACCTCACCGTCCCCTAACACGACCACGTTCGCGGCGGTGTTGCTGGCCGCGCACAAAACGCACCCCCGGAGCCCGTACCACTGGCTCATCATGTGAGAACCGCATGATATGGTCGGGCCGACCCTGATGCCGACACGCTAAGCCATACCTACATGGCTGGCGACGGTCCTCAGGTTCGCCAGGGAGTTCGTCATCATCATCTATATCATCCGCATGGCGTAGGGGAGGCACAACTGGTAGTGCCTCATCACGCACAGTGTCGGCGACGTCAACCCATCCATCTTGATAGGCGACAACTATGTCCCGATTACGCCCACCGACTTCAACAACCCACGCGTACCTCTCAGCCGCCATCCCAAGATGCACTGACCTACCCAAGGCCTGTAACTGGGCAGCGATAGCCGCAGGCCTGTCCATGATCCAATCATGAAGACTCGGGGCAGGACGGCGGACTTGCCCCCTGGGGAAAAAGCGCGCACTCACATCGCGCATGCGAATCGCGGGGTGTGGGAGTGGTATCCGTTGCGCCCAATAGGGAACAGACGAAATGAACGGTGCCGTGTCTGCAAAGTCGCGAAGTGGGCACGTAAGTAGGACCTGTTCCACACGTCCATCCATAACCCGATGCGCTATTAGAGCTGAGGTTTCAACTACGCAAGCGGCTCCGAGGTATGACCCGTAGTGCTGTGGGTCATCACTGAGCAATAATGGTTTCGACGTGTGCACATACCTCGGGAGGGCCATGTGCGCCGATGGAGACTTAGCGTCACTAAAAGCTCCGGCATCATCGGGGGCAGGGATCATGATCCCGGCGTCGGCAAACCACCCAGTCTCAGTCTGCGCATAATCTGTCAGCAGCTCGTAGACAAAATTGAGACCCAAATCGGTGTGTGTCCGGTGACGAGGGAACTGGGCATTCACCATCTCGCCATTGAAGATGATGTTACGGTCGCCAATGACGGGGTAGTCCTCATAAACCAATGCGTCGGCGTACACAAAGTGTGGGGTGACCACAGCGGTGGTCCATACGTGCTCAGTCGCCCCTGCCATCGCGTATAAATCCACGCCGACGAATGACTCCGACGCATTCTCCCACATCCACTCCCCGTAACGGTTCGGGTAACAAGTGTTACGCCAGGACACGAGCGCATCACCGACGTCCCCAGTCGATTGCAACATCTGCGTTACGGTGTATCCAAAGTCACCCATCCGCAGGAGTTCGTGTGGCGCGCCGAGGAGACCCCCGCGAACGTCCAGGGCGTGTGGAAAAAACACGGCTATACCCGGATTCGCTAGACAGCCGTTAATAAGTTGGCGGATGACGGGGGTTTCCCGGTCGTTCATGTAAAGACCAACCAGTTTTTGTGCGACACGTTGTGCTGCCGTGCATGACAAGCGCTCCGTCAAGCCAAACTTGGTGAGTGTGCGTTTCAGTTCACACATGCTGTCCGGCTCACCCTCCCAAATACCCGGACCATACTCGCGCGCCAAAAACTCAACGCCCCTCTGGCCACGAGCCACATGCCGCACGGTCACCTCGAGGCCTAACATTGCTGCAGCGCGCACGAACGATGCCTCACTCAGATCCACCAACACAGCATCGTCGCCGCCGAATATGCACCGCTGGGTCACCATCCACACGGCGTCGTCCGGCGTTCTGCCGTCCTCGATGTACGCGAAATATGCGACAATCATGTTACCGAGGCTGTTAAACGCTGAGGTCTCATGGCTGCCGCTACTGCGTTGTAGGAGCCACGTGACAACGACCATCACCAGTTGGCCACGGACATCCATGCGCAGTTTGCACCCGTGCTGTCGTTCCCACAGCCTAATGATAAACCCGGTAAAAAACGCTGCGC